CTTCAACAGGGTGAGATAAATGTCTCTTTCCCAAGGCATCATGTTTTCGATCTCAGTCAAAGAGTATTTATGGAACTGCATGAGAGCGAAGTTAATACGGAAATATGACTCAAGATCAATATGAGCCATAATTAGCCGAAAAAACTTGTAAGACCCTCCAGAGTTACTTCGTTCTCAACTTTGGTATTTGGGTTTACGACCGTAAAAGTGTGAGACAGTTTGGGCATTGTCTCAAAGAATTTTTCAATCTTTTTAAATTGATCAGCGTTCATACTTTCAATAAACTCAATCAATTCCTTCTTAGTTACATCTGCAGCAGCCCAAGCTTCATCTTCGGTAAAAATTGATTCAATACAAGAAGAAATAATATCAAATGACTTTTCAATAGTTGATACAGATTCTTGAGTCGTAAAATCAAAATTGTTCTTGATAAATTGATCCAAAGATGGATACTTCATTTTAATTACAATGTGATCATCAACTCTAATTTCTGTCGTGTGATCTGGATCTTTTTGTACCTTAACTTCATCTACATAAACTTTTACGGGAACTTCCGTAGTTCCGTCATCGGAACAAGTTACTACAAGATCAATAGCTTCACCTACTGATTTTCCACGAACATTTAGGAAAATATATTCAATATCAAAAGAAGGCAATTCTTCTACTTTAATTCCTTTTGTGAGAATGCAATCTTTTAGAACAGATTTAATAGCAAGAGTGATTTGTTTTACATCTTGACTTTCTAAAGCTAAAATTAAAACTTTCTCTTCTTTAACTAAAAATGGTCTGTACTTTATTGTTTTTCCTGTAGATGGTAACTCAAGTTCATAAGTTGGAGTCGCAATTTTTGGTAATGGCATATCAATTATGTAATCAGTTAAATTTATTTAGAACGGTTTAAATTCGGGAGAAACATCAATTCCTGAGTTAACTCCAAATGTTGGATTTGCAAAAGCAGTATTTGTATTATTTCCCGTCCAAGAAACGGTAGGAGTTGCAAGAGAAATTGTTTGACCATCTTCACTTACAGGTTCATTTATATATTGATTTGAACCTGTGCCAAAATGATTTAATATTACATATCGATCATAGTTAAAACTTACGGTTGTTTTTGTAATCGTACTACCTTCATAAGTTACAGGTAATGCAGTCAAATTTGTGGGAAATGCATTAATAAATTTATAGGTCAACATAGAAGGAGTTCTTGTTACATCTCTGGTATTTGGATTCACAAATACATCTCTTTCAAATTTTGTAATCGCTATATCTCTTTTATATGTGTTTGGATATCTAAATCTAAAAAATTGATCCTCTCCGAATTGGCCAACACCACCTCTAGGATTTGCTCTTCCTAATCTACCCTTAGTATTGTATAAAGGATTAATAAAATTCATCCATTCTTCAAATAGACGAATAATTCCATATTCTGCATCCACATAAAATGTCATAGTAATTTCTGGAAAATCTCTTCTGACAGGAAATCTTTCTACAATACCTTGTCTACTTCCAGTTTCTTCTGCCATTGATAAAGACACTCCTGGAAGAGCGGTTTCATTACACATGAATTCATAACGAAGTCCACTCAAATATGATCCACTATTTGGTAAAAGTCCTCCCAAAACTCCTGAAGTAATTAACCAAGCATTTATATCTGAGTCGGCATTTTTATCAGGATAAGTATCTCCAAGAAATAGACTAACTTTAAATTGACTTGTAACAGATAACTCACCAAATAATTCTCTTACACTAGGAAGAGCAGACCGATCATCATTTGTATTTCTAGGCAGAGTCATCCTTGCATAGATTGGATCTACTCTATATTGATTTGCAGGATAATCAGGCCTAAATGGTTCAGCCATCTATAAATATTTTTTAAGGATCTATAGTATGTATATGAGCTATAAGGGAAAATACAGTCCAGAAAACCCCAAAAAATACAGAGGCGATCCCACAAATATCGTTTATCGTTCTTTGTGGGAGAGAAAATTTATGAGGTATTGTGATCTAAATGAGAATGTAAACCAGTGGCAGTCAGAAGAATTCTGGATTCCTTATAAAAATCCTTTAGACAATAAAGTTCATAGATACTTTCCAGATTTCTTTGTGAAGTATAAGGATAAGAACGGAAATACACGAACTGTTGTTATAGAAATCAAACCCAAAAAAGAAGTAGAGATGCCAGAACAAAATCCTAAAAGACGAACAAAGGCATGGGCATATAAAGTACAAACTTGGGTTAAGAATCAAGCAAAGTGGAAAGCAGCAAGAGAATATTGTGCAGATCGTAATTATGAATTCCGAATCATGACTGAGGAGGACTTAGGAATATGACTTGGAGAGATGAACCTTATATTGATGGTAAAGGTTTTGGATATGATCTTCTAAAACAAGCAGGAAGGAAAAACAAAAGTGGAGATTGGTTCTCAGGTCAACTCAGACAATACTTAGGAGAACTTGATCAATTTGATATTAATCTTCAAGATACTGGGGGAATTGAAGTTGGAAGAATGTATTTCTTCATTTATGGTGCAAATACTCCCAAATTATCATTTTTTGATAGACAACCACTCGCGTATATTACAGAAGTTAATTATAATCAAAATTATTTCATAGGAATTAATCTTCATTATGTTGGAAGACAATATCGTGAAGGAATTGCAAAAGGCCTAATAAATAGTGGCAGTACCGTAGGTGTACCTCGTAATACTATTCATCGTTACTTTTTTTCTGGAGTTGGTGGAGGATTTTTAAGAGTTCCCGAAAAAGATTGGCCCTCCGTTGCATTATTACCAACTGAGAAATTTGTTGATATGAGAGGTCAACCCTTTCCCAACCATAAGGCCTGGAGTAAACCCTAAGTGTCATATTCAAACATTAAAACACCATTAACTACAAAAAATGGAGTAGCGTATAATTTACAATACGATCCGAACACTGGTGGTGCTCAAATCATTCAACAAAATGCACCTCCAGGAACAAAACCCATTTATCAAGATGGAAGATGGAATTCTTCAGCATCACAGTTGGGATTTAGTAGTGGTGAGCAAACTCAACTTCATCAACAAACAATCGCATCGGTTCAAGCAGCTTATAATAGTATTGGTGGAGTAAATTCTGGAGCAAAATTAGGACAATGGGCTTCCCAAAACTTTACGACAGGCCAACCAGGACAAACATCAGTCACCCCTCAACAAGCTGTATCTGGAACTTCTGGAAGAACTGCTGCAAATGGAATTGAGAATACTGCAGCATTTCTATTAAACACTGAGGAATTTTATAAAAATCTAGCAGTAAATGGAAATAATTTTGGTGTAGGTAATGAAAGAGAGGTATTTGGTGGAACAATGAAATATCCTCTGGATTTGATGACAAATCAACAAGATACTTTTGTTATTTCCCAATTTCGTTATATACCAACAAAAGCATCAGCAATATTTGGAGGAACAGCAGGTGCAGTTTCAACTTTATTAAATGGACTTCAACAAGGTTCTCCTATAGGCCCTTTAGAATCCACTCTCGGAACTGTATTCTTACCTATGCCTAATAGTATTTCTGATAATAACAGCGTTGTCTGGGGTGATGATGCAATGGGTAATCTTTCTGCCGCACTTGCTGCACAGACATCAGATAAAATAGCAAAAGGAGGAGCACAGGCCTTAGCTGGGGCTGCTGCTGGTATGCTTCTTCCTGGAGCTGAAAATCTAGCAGGAAAAGCTATGTTAGGGGGAAATTTATTAGAATTAATTAGAAATGGAGCTGCTGGACCAGAATTAACAGCATTATTGGGTACTGAAGGAATATCAAAAATACTAAAATTCCAAGGTTTGGGTGTGGAAGCAGAATCAATTCTTGCAAGGGGTGCTGGAATTGTCCCTAACTCAAATCTTGAATTATTATTTCAGTCACCAACCTTAAGAAAATTTAATTTTACTTATAGATTATCACCAAGAAGTGCAGAAGAAGCAAAAACGATTAGAAGAATTATTAGATTTTTTAAACAAGGAATGGCAGCCAAAAAGATGAGAGGAAAAGCTGGTGCAGCATCATTCTTTTTAGGTACTCCAAATGTTTTTAAATTAGAATACAGAAGTGCAAATAAACCTATTGATGCTGTAAATAAATTTAAAACTTGTGCATTGACTTCATTTAGTTGTAATTACACTCCAGATGGGTTATGGGCGGCTTATGATAGGGGTCAACCAGTTTCAACTATTATCAGTATGTCTTTTGACGAATTGGAGCCAATCTACGATACTGATTATCAAGGATTTGATGCGAATGGTAATTCTTTGATTATGGAAGGAAGAACTGATCTATCTCCAATAAGTAATAACTCAGTGGGGTACTAAGATGGCATACTTTAGAGAACTACCAAATTTACAAATATTAAACAGAACAAAGAATTTAGTTTCAAATGATGAAACTTCTATTGTTAAAAACTTCTTTAAGAGAGCTAAAATTAGAGAGGACATTGGTTCTGTAGTATCTGCATTTGAATATTATATCATCACACAAGATGAAAGACCTGAACAAATTGCAGAAAGACTTTATGGAGATCCAGAACTAGATTGGGTTATTTTGACATGTAATAATATTATTAATGTACAAGATCAATGGCCTCTAAATTTGGATTCTTTTAACAAATATATGTTAGAGAAGTATGGATCCGAAGATGCTTATAATGATATCCACCATTACGAAACAATTTCATATACTGATTCATTTGGAAGAGAAGTTTTTCCTGGCAATCTTATAGTTGACGAAATATTTTACAATTCCCCTGAATATGAAAATATAGATGAACTTCCCCCAGGAATAACTCTTCCTCCCATTTATATCCCCGGAACTCAAGCAGTATTGACTCCAGTTGTTGGGGCTGGATATACAATTACTTCCGTTAACATAGTAAATCCGGGATTAGGATATAAAATAACTCCAACTGTTAATGTATCTGCACCTCCAGTTACATCTAATGCTTCTGCAGCATGTACAATTTCACAGTTCAGAGTATCTGGCATTACAACTATAAATGGTGGTCAAGGATATAATGTTAATCCTTTAGTAACATTTTCATCTCCAACGCCATCTATTCAAGCAACTGCTGATTGTGAATTAGGTGATGGAATTAATATCGATAGAGTTACCACAATAACTAATTTGGTCGGTGGAATT